GCACGTATGTTGCCGAATTTACATCGTCTCCCTCAAGACAGATGTAAATTTCGTACCCCTTGTTCACGTTCGAGCCAATGACTCCATCGATGGTGCCGTACATGCCCGTGATGATGGCGGGCTTGAGGACCGGGTGCCACATTGGGTCTCCACTCTGCCTGAGAATGTCCAGAATAGACCAGTACTTGACTTTTAAATCCTGGAGTGCCTGTGGGCTTTTGTGAAAGCATACTAATGCGATCCATAGAATCACAAATAGGATTATCCACATCTATCATTACGAAAGACAAATTTTGTGTACATGTCCGAGATCATTCCATTCGGAATTTTCATCATCGGCTCCCATGAAATTAATGTAATTTTCAATTCATGTAATTTAAAAATTAAGATTGATGCATCCAACCTGGGTTCATCTTTGAATTCTCCTCCGTAGAATGGTCCATCAACTAATTTTACCCTTACGCGATGCGAAAAATTTTCAATTATGTTTCCCATGGAATCTTGGAACAAACCATCCGGGTGACACATGGTTTCGATCCGGGACTTTTCGGGGGTGATGCCAATGAGCAATCCTCCGGGTCGAAGACATTGAGCAATTGCCCTGACCGATTCATCGAGTGTTTTGTCATCCGAAAATATGTAATGCAGGGAAAAGTTATAACATACGACATCCCATGGGGGTAAGTTGAGGGCCGCGGCTGTCCGGATGTCACCCGGTCCTAGAAATGTAATGTCAATTTTGATTTTCTTAGATCTTAAAATTGCTTCGGCGACTGCGTCGCTGTCAGGATCAATGGCATGGACCTTCCCCTGGACCGCTGTCCATTTCCAGAGGTCCCCACCTCGACCGCACCCACAGTCGAGGATGCGGGACCCCGGTTTGACCCATTGTGTGATCAAATCTTTCTTACAATTGTTGTGCAATTTTCGAATATCCATTGAGGCTTAAAAGATAAGCCCCCCTTTCTTTTATATGGCTACCCTTGAAACTGATCTGACCTGCATTCCCGGACAGGTTTTTGCATGCATCTCCCTCGTCGGCCCGGACCTTCCTCAGAAGAATGACAAGTTTGGCCTCAAGATTCGCGGGTGTTTCCCGACGCGCGATGAGGCAGCCTCGCACGCGAAGCGTCTTCAGCGCGAGGATGCAACCTTTGATATTTACGTGGTCGACATGTACAAGTGGCTCTTGATTCCTCCGGACCGCGAGCAGATCGACGACGTTCACTACCAGGATGCCAAGCTCGAGGAGATTATGAGCAAGTACCGCGAGAACCAGAATCAGGCCGCCTCGATGTTCGAGCGTCGCAAGCGTGATATGATGGCGAAGCCCGGTCCGGGTGAGTTTCCTTACATTGATCCGTCCGATGAGAACTCCAAGTATTACACAAAGCCGGACGTGCCACCCATTCCCCACCCGGCCGACCTGCTCGATGACCTCAAGAAGGAGTTCCCGGATGCTTCGATCGAGGAGCTCGTGGCCAAGGCGGATATCCGTGTCGCGGCCGAGGTTGTTCGTCGGCGCGAGGCTGCGAGCCTCACCACGATCGAGGAGGCCCCACCACCGACCGAGGAGGCCATCTCGGAGGACGTGCCTTCAGTCCAGTAAATAATGACTTGTAATATAAATGATGATCGTTAAGATCTTAGGAGTTGTCGTGGTGCTTACAGTAGTTTACTACTCGATTATACGTCTGCCACGGCCTCCAGCGAAAATATCTCAACCTGTCAGTACACGTGACAACCAGTTTGATGTATTCAGAGATATGGAACCGAGGAGTCAGACCAGGGTGAATCAAATGGTCGGTTTTCTTCAAGAGGATCTGGGTCCTTTCCGGACAGGTCCTATTGGAGATTTTGTCGGAGCAGATTCCGATCCCGGAAACGCTCGTTTATACGAATTTAGTTAACGCTGAACTATGATGGGCCTCATACTAATGACGAGGACACCGAGAACTACACCAATCAGAAGAATAGTCAGAGGGTTCATATTTTTAAGGAAGTCGCCGCCGCGCTGAGCGACGGGTTGGTGGGGTTCCCACCGGGACGGGGGTTGGGGGGGCGCGTCCTCTTCTTGGAGTTGGGGGGACTCGCTTCTTTGTAGAAACGGAAGATTCTCCATCTGTAGTTTCATCGTCACTCTCGCTTTTATCTGGAACAACGAAACCGTCTAAATTTCCATATTCATCTGCATCAGATTCGTCATCTTCCTCATCCGAGCCGGTCTCGATACCGTCCGAGACGTCGGTGGGGTCGTTGCTGTCGTAATCCTCCGCATCGTAATCATCTTCGACCTTCTCGACTGGCTCGTAACGATCGGGAGGCTTTGAAACGCGCCGGGGCCGCTCATTGGCCGTGGGACCTGACGGTGGAGGGGATGAAATATCCATCTTCTGGATAGTCATCGAACGATTCGTTTAAGTACTTTGGAAAGAACTGAAGTCCTTTTCCATTTGCAATTTGGTTTATAATAAGTTCTCCTTCTTGTCCGAGGGAGTTTCCTATTCTCTGGAGCTCGGTCTGGATCGCGTCGTCATCGCACCGTCGAACACCCAAACCGAGGTCCCGTATGTTTTCGACCGCGCTGTAGAGATGCACAAGAGCCCGATCAATATCTGTCGCCGAGAGTTTCTCAAAACTTCTGAGGTTTGCTAAAAAGCGCTTCCAGTTTTCCGGGTCCAGCCCCGAATACGGGTGGATCATTCTCTCGTATTTTAGAAAGCGCCTTTGGGGGCCCATCCGGAAAAATGTCAAGAAAAACATTAGAAACAGGACTACCAACAATATCAACATCTTTCAACTGCTCTACTATAGATGGCGGAAGAATATGTTCCTGGCCTTTGAACTCTTTGCATTCGTCGTCGAAGCATCTCTGGCATATTCTGCCTGACTGTATCGAAAACCACACGTGGTTCGACTTGTGTTCGCGTTTGATGTTTTCACAGTACCGAGAGTCGGTCTGGGAATACCACCCGTCCGACTCGTGCCGCTGGACCTTTTTGATGCGAGCGTTTCTCTGACCGACGAGATATCTCTGAATAAATTCTTCAAGCCCGTCAATATCAGCCACGGTCGCCTCCGACCGAGCCTCCTCGTCAACACCAGTTCGAATCGAAAAAAGACGGAGTATTTCATAGCTCGGTTCTTTCAAAAACTCGTTCCCGTTGAGATCTCTCCACGGGATGTACGGATCGCCTGAGGGTTTCTTGTGAGACCAGAGCATTCGAAGCCCCGAGCCTGCATAGACCGATGCGTCTATGATCGTATCCCACGGACCTTCACCCAAAGCCAGAATAATAAGGGTCCTGAGGCGAAGAGCCTCGGACCGATCGACGATGATATCCGGCCAGTGAATATGGACCCCGGTCTTGATACCCTCCTTGACGGGTCTGTGCTTCGTTCGTGCAATGAGACACCTCGAGTTGCGACCGATGGCGCCGTGAATTATCGAACAAAACTTGAGAATATCGTCGTCGCTCAGTTTTTCCGGATCTTTATAGTCGAAATCAATGAAAAACTTGAAAAACCGCGTTTTCTGCTCGACGACATAGAGTTTCCCAGTGGTGAGCGCCTGAATATACTCCCGGAAGAATTCATCACTTTCTTCCGGAGGGACATTAAGGATACCCCCGTCCATAAGGACGTGGGTCGACGGACCGTTTGGCACGCGCCATTTACTGATCATTTAGAATAAAAGGTTTATAATCTCTAAGTTAGTCAGAATCGCTATCTAAAAAGGACAGAAAGCCCTTTTTCTTTTTGGGGGCCGCAGCATCCTCGAGTTTTTCAATCTCGTAGCAGAGCCGGCTCAATGTCATCTCCTGGGCAAGTTTGACTGGGTCCGAGCCGTCATTTCGTAGCTGAGCGAGCTGCTTTGCCCGATCGAGTTTGGTGCGAGTCATTTAAAGTAAAACAAGATGACTTTTTGAGCCAAATCATCGCAAACTAAATGGGGTCTTTGCCGAATCGAGAGCCCTGAAGAACTCTGGGTTCTGTAGAACGTGAGTCCTGACCATTGGCCAGATGGTCTGGCACTCCTGGATTTTTTCGAGAGGCTGGAACGTGCACTCGTCATTCTCATCGTAATTTCGGCGATATGGAACTCGGCTCGTCTCCATCTTGTTCTTCTCGTCATTAAACTGCCTCAAAACGAGCGAGTGATCAAAATTTGCCGGAAGTTCGAATACATATACATGATACGTGTTATGGGCCAAAACCCCATCTTCCACATCCCGGGGCTCCGGTGTATCAGTGACAAATTTAAAATAAGAGTATGCCCCCTTCTTTAAATTTATCGTTCCACGTGTTTCTTCTTCGAGTTCTCGAACCGCACATTGCAGTGGGTTGAAAACCTCGCGTCGGCGACACCCGCCTGTGACAAAGGTCCATTCCTTGTACCTTCGGTCTCGTACGATTAAGAATTGTTTCACGTCATTAATTAGGACTATCGGTATAGCCATTGCTTTGTGGCGTTCTCTGGTCGCCATCTGTCATTTCGGGAGCAAAAAATTTCTGTAGTTTTCCCTGTCTGGGATTGTATGTGGCTAAAAACACAAGACAGGCTATGATGACCCAACCGAGCCAGTGCATTCTGTAATATCCCCGGAATTTAACTGGCGTACAGAAGCCCGCCGGTGCCCTGCATGATGCGGAGCACGTTGTAGTTGACCGCGTACAGGTAGGTCGTAGGGTACTTGATGGTTGGGCAAAGGCCGAGGACACCGTTGGTCAGCGTCGGGGGCGTCACGATACGGAAGGTGTCGAGACGGGAGAAGTTGAGGGTGCCGGTCGGCTGGAGCTTGGAGGTGTCGAGGCAGTACGAAATGACCGCCACGTTCGCCAGCTGGTTGCTCGCGCTGTGCATGTAGCCGTAGGGCGTGTTGTAGTACTGCGGGGCATCGACCCAGTGGGGCAGGCCACGTGACTCGCCAACATCCACGCCGTTAATCTGGGTCTTGAACTGGAAATTGGAAGCGGTCAGTGAATTGGCACCGTTCGCGTAGACCTGTGAATAATTCTGGGCCGGGAAAGCGATAAACTTGACCGGCTGGGCCAGAGCGAGCTCCTGGGTCGGGTTGTTGCCAATGACTGCGCGCTGCACCTGAGTCACGAGCAGATCGTGCTTCTCCTTGGCGAACCAGTCCCGCTCGCCCTGGTCCAGGTAGACAAAGTTGGTCCAGCACTGGAACTGCAGAGCCGAATACGGGGTGCTCGTCACGGCCGTGCCGGTGAAGAATGAGATGGTCAGACCGGCCGTCACCGCCCCGGTGGTCTGGGAAGGGTACGACACAGTCACGTTCGAGAGGTACACGTTCGAGACGTAGACCGGCCCGGTGAAGGGCAGACCCGCCACGAACTGCCCGACGGCCAGAGCAGATCCAACCTGAGAAACCTGCTGGTTTACGGTAAACGCAAGGCTCGTGCTCGCTCCGGAGCCGGCCGAAATGTTGGGCATGACCTGGGCCGAAACCAGAGGCTGGTAGAGGCTCGTGATGACTGAGCCGGTGTAAAGGCTCGTGATGTTGCTCGCGGCCGAAGTCGCAAAGGCCAGGGACACGTTCGAGGTCGAGAGGCCGGCGGTCGTGTTCGAGAAAGACTGAATCACGGCCGCGTTACACAGGTTGGACGTCGGGGCAGTCATGAGCATACCCGCGAACAGAGGACCATCGGTCGAGATGATGTAGGCATTGGCGGTGTTTGTCGCCGTGACCTCGGTGAAGACGTTCGCGGTCGCTTGGGGAAGGGCTGAGACTGCCGCCGTGGTTGGCGTGCCGACCGTAATATTTTGGGAAAGATAAGGAGACCACGTGATGCGCACCTCCACATCGTGGTACTGGAGAGCAATCAGGGGCAGGCACACGGACCAGTCCTTGCAGAAGAAAAACTTGAGAGGCAGGAATGTCGCCTTCTGGTTGTTGACGGTCGCCGAGTTGAGGTTGAGAACACGCTGGGAAAAGGTCTGGGCGCCGGTGACCGGCTCGATATCAGTCATGTACTCGATATCCTGTGTGTCAATGACCTGGCCTCCAATGAGAAGCTCAAACTTGTCAAAGACCTGGGTCCAATCAATATTGGTAATAACAGCTCCGTTTGAGTCGGTCGCCGTAAAATAGACATAGCTCAGAAGGTCACCCTTCTTCTCGAATCGAATGGTAGACATACCGCCGGCAGCAGGTGTACCCTGAATAACCTGGCGTTCGACCGAACTTGCAAAATGCGTATACTTGCGATACATTGACCGGTAAAATGATATTTCGGGCTTGCCGGTCAGCCAAGTGTCCTGATCACCAGTTGCTACAAGCTTCACTATTCCACCACTCATTTATCATTGGTCCTATATTTTTTTATCAAACAACCGCGAGGGGTGGAAGGGACACGGGATTTCCCTCGAGGGCCTGGATCGCCACGTCAAGTGCGGCCGATGTTGCGTATGGGTTGTCCCGCATGGCCGTCTTCTTCTCATTAAATTTATAGAATCGGGCATCGACATATTGCTGGACACGTCCGCCTGTGGTGGCGTTGACCGGGCCGACTGGGAATGCGATAGTCTCGGGTCTGAGCTGGGAAACAGCCCCTCCTGCGTTGACCGGATCGTTCCGAACATTCATACGTTGACCGTTTCCGGCCCGGTCGGGCTTGGATCGATCGTCGCTCACACGGGTCAGAGCCTTGTTCGTATAGGCATCCTCACCGCCCTCGGCATAAGGCTGATAGACCGAGTACTGACCGGGACCGCTGCTCAGAGTATCCCGACGGTGTCCAGTCTCGTCACGAATAGTCGGCCGCTCCATCTTCATAAACTCGGGACGAAGTTCGGGCTTGGTGATTGCGCCACCCTGGCCTTCCGCCCTGCTCTGAATAGGCTCGCGGTAAATTGTCTTTGTATCCTTGGCCTCGTGACTCACAAGGCCGAGAGGCACGGGGCCTCCGTTGGGCACGAAGAATGCGGGCGGGCCATCGCGGCCCTCAAGGGTCGTCAGCTTCTCCTCGTTGATATTCGTAGGAAGATCGCGGAAGAACTGGTGGAAACCACCGGCGGCCGCCACGTTCGCACCGTACCCGAGACCCGGACCGACGTAGAGCCGTTCGATGGGCTGCAGATTATTCATTTTATTCGTGATGTATTCGCGTTCATACAGGTTATACACGGGCTGGCCATGCGGAAAAGGCTTCGTATCGGGCTTGCGATCTTGAAGAGACGGAACGGCCTCCTTGGGCTGAAGACGCCAGTCACCGATACGACGACCGAGGTCCGGATTCGTGTTCAAAAGATCAAATGCATCCTTCTCGTGATCGTGAGCATTTTCCATCATAGCAACATCCTTACGAGTAATTGATCGAGTGGTTCCGGACTTGACCTGCTGAGGATTGACCGCTATGCAGTCCGCATCCTCACTCAGTTTTTTGCCTGCAAACACAAGACCGACAATTGCAGCTATTGCAACAGGGTCCATATATTATATGAAATTATTTCTTTTGGAGATAGTGCTGCTCGAAAATGCTATTCTGTTCGACAGTATACGTGCTGATGGGGTCCCATCGCATCCACTGAATTGGGACCGAACTTGTGTCATAATAGTTATTCGGGAAATCATAGGGTTTCTCGGTCATATCCTTGCGCCACGCCGTCGTGGGCTCCGGGACGAGCTCACTGGTGACGTTCCCGATATCCTCGAGAGTAATCTGAGCTGGACCTTGCCAGATACTCCCCTCAAGGACGAGTTTGCTGGTATTCAGAGTCGGCGCCATATTACTATATCAAAGGAAAATTACTTAGAACCGCCCGCTCCGTTTCCACCATTTCCTGCACGCATCTGGGTCGTCTCTGGGAAGTGGAAGTTGAAGTTGTCCGGGTCGCAAGCGCTTCCACCTTGGTCCTTGCACATTGGCGAAAACTTCTTACCGAAAGAAGCCTCGGCAAAGCCGGTCTGGTCTCCTGGGATTGTTGACACGGGCATGGTGTAAAAGTTGCGCTCCGCGTCGCGAATCTTCTCGAATGGGTGAATCTCACTCCACTCCTGCTGGACTTCTGTTCGAACACTCGGGTACCAAGCGGCCGTTGGACGATCTGGGAGGTCCACGTAGTCCGTCAGAAGCACGTTCGCCATAGGGTTGTCGCGCGTCGGAAGAGACACGTCGGGCTGGAGCAAGTTGGCCTGACGACCGTTTGCAACCTTGCGCCGACCGTCCGAAATCATGTTATTTATGTTAAGATAGTACAAAACCCCGAGAAAAAGACCCGCAAGCGCAAAGACCCGAGAGTCCCTCTGAATTATATAGACAATGCACGCTGCGTAAATAATAAAACGGGCCGTCGCCAGAAATCGCTGCTGGGCGGTCTGGGACGCGGTGGGCCAAAAAATTAAAAGCTGATCTTTCTTGAACAATAGATCCATTCCTATATTCTAGCGAGATTTTTTGTTTCCTTTCTTCTTGGGACGGGGGGTCTCTGGGAGAGGGGGAAGGGACCCGCCCATCATGCTCATAAGTGGGTTCGACCCACCGCCGCCACGCATCATCGTGCTGAGCATATCACTGACGCCCGCCATGAGGCTGGCCTCGTCCATGGTTCCTGCATTTGCACCCATACTCTTTGCACACTTCTCGGCGACCGCCTCAATCTGAGAAAGGGCATCGGCTGGGAACATGCTCAGAGTCATGGCGATCATATACAGCGAAGAAAGCCACTGCCAAATAGCCGCCTTGCTCGCATCCGTGCACTCTGGTGTGTGCCAGATGGTGTGAAGGTGGAGCTCCTTGGCAAACTCATTCTCCTCACAGAAAAAGGCGGGATCCTTCGACATCATCTGAGAGACCCAAGGACCGACCTGCTTCATAAACTTGACGTGATCTCCCGGGTTTGCCTTTGCTGCGTGAATAGAGAGCTCAAAAGGAAAAGCCGCGAGAATATCATCCAAAAACTGACCCATCATATCATTAAATGCCTTGACAGTCGTCATTTGTATTTTATAATATAGTGTATTCCTTAAGTTAAAAAGGTTCAGAGAGTCGGGCCTCATGGGTCCCGTGTGCTCGACTCGATATGAAATAGACTAAAAGTCCGACAAGAAAAGCAGGCTTGAAGTATTCCGAGTTCTTAATTTTAGATTCTCCATTAATTTTATTTTTAATGTAAACATAAATTATTGTAATTGCGGCGGCCGCAACTGCGGCGTTGTGCGGTTCTCTGAGCATTTGATCCATTGATAGTTCCTAACATGTTTTATTGACCAATTTTCTGTACCCGAGGAGTTCCTGCCCGACCGGCCGGTGCGTCGTCGAACAGGTTCGGGGACTCGTCAACGGGCGTCCCCCCTGGTATGTCGGGCGGGGGCGTGAGCGAGTTGTTGACCGTGACGGTCGTATCAACCCCCTGCGGAGTCTTCCCAAACTCCATCCCGGGAACTTCGGGCAGGGGGTTCTCATTCATCTCCTCGGGAACCTCCTCCTCCGCTTGGGCATCCTCTTCCTCATGTTCGAGATCGAGATCTTCACCCGGATCCGGAAGGGTCAGGTACGTGCTGAGAATTTCAGCCGTTGGAACGAGCGAATCGATAACCTCCGCAATTTCAATCGAAAACCGGCGGAAGAGTTCAGACTTGCGAAACTCGTCCGTGTGGGCCTCTGTGATGATGATGGGGTCCTCGTAGAGATTCCTTGCACAATTTTCATAACACCTCTGGACAAAAATGTCATTCCCGGGAAGCTTGATGCAAATCTTTTTATGTTTTTTATCGGTCCGAATAGAACTGAGAATCTTCACCTGAATGACGAATACGGCCGCCAAAAGACCCGGGAAGAGCGAGTTGTTCTTGATGATTGCCTCGGTGTTTTTGTTCGAGATGGAGGCGTTCCAGGTTTTGACATCCCTGAGCAACTCCTGGAAGACTCTGGTCATGTTTTTGCCCTGAGAAACCTTCTTGGCCTCGAGCCAAATTTCCCAAAACGCCTCAATCATGACCGGGATCATAGCTTGGCACAGTTTCTTTGTAAACCGCCTCTCGGATTCGTTTATGAGATCCATTGTTCTAGTTTTTCTTAAGAAAATTATCCACTCTTTTTCACCCGAATCTTTCCGGCCGCCTTGTGTAAATTGACAAGGCTCGGAAAGTACAAATCTGGCTGGGACTCCTCGACCTGTATCTCTTCCGCCAGAACAACCTTTCGCCACTCAACCTTGATATCCCACGGGCCAACGAGATTCACGGTATAGCCCAGACGTTCCAGCTGGCGAGACATGTACAGGACCGCCTTGGCCAAGTCATATTTCGGAAAGCCGACCATAAAAGGCGGAACTGTGAGAATGGCGTCCCGCCTGCCAAGCTGGGAGGATGTCTTGATCTTTCGGGAAAACTGGTCAAGCATTGCTTTATAGGTTTCTTTGAGCACGTCTTGCCGTTTCTTTTCGAGAGCCACAATTTCCTTGGCTTGCATACCTAATTTAAGGGTATCTTTTAGCCCCCGAGAGACGCACGCGTCATCAGACTCGAATTCAGCTTGTCCTGAAACTCCTTCCCACGGGAAACAGTCAGGGCACTTTCAAACTGTTTTTTAAAGTTATCGTCGATATGATTGTAAGATTGATACGTGTCGGGCAAGTATGCACTCGTGTACGATATAGGGTCCGACGTCGTCTCGGTCTTCAGAATGGTGACCGAGCCATAGTCATCTATGTTGGCCCGGACGTCAAACTGCTGACCGAAAAAGTGACGCGTGTTCATAAACATGAAGCGGGCATCGTACTGTCCGTCCGTGACTGTCTTGAAGTACAGAGTCTCGAGCGGGACCATGTCTTCTTGGGTCGACTGGAACTTTTCGATAACGGCCTGAATAACTTCCAGAGGGACCGGAGCCTCACTGACCGTCTGGATTCCAGCCGACCCTCCTTGGGCCGCAATGACCGCAGAAACAGGCCCGCCCCCAGAAGGTCCACTGGGTTTCTTCGAAGAGTTCCATATGAAAAAGAATATGATTCCCAGGATAACAATAAATGCAAACTCTTCTTCCATTAGTACAAGGTGCGAAAATATTTGAGACGAAAAAGATTGGTCAAAAATAATGGCACTGCTCTTATACTCTGAAAAATGCAAATTTTGCCAGGATACTATTAATTACATCAAGACTCAGCCGTCGTTGGTGAGTATTATACGATTCCATGACGTTGGAGTTCTCGGGGTTCCTTCTAAGAAAATTACACGAGTCCCGACCCTAGTTACCAACGAAGGAAATATGCACGTCGGCCGGGAGGTTCGAAACTGGCTCGAATCCATGGTCCCGACCGAGTTTGCATCATGGGACGAAACTCCCGACTTTTGCTCAAACCTTGACGGGTCATCGTGTCGGGCCAACATATTCGATATCGAACGCTACGGAGAATCACTCCAACCCGAAATAACACCCGAAATAGAAAATAAAATTAGTCGTTCAGTCACTGACGCAATGTCAACTATGCAGGAAAGAGACTTAAAGCAGTAATTTCCAGAAAAGATAATGAGATTAAAGACGATCCAGGCTTCGGCTATGAAGTCGATATTCGAAGTTCTGAAAGATATTATAAACGACGTGAATGTCTATTTTACAAAGGAGGGGGTCAAGATTCTGACGCTCGACACCGCCCGGGTCACGCTCGTCCAGATGCACCTCATGGCTGAGAACTTTGAGGAATACGAATGCCCGGACGAACTCATTGCCGGGCTGAACATGGCCAACGTTCACAAGCTCCTCAAGTCGGTCACGACGTCCGACACGTTGACCATCACAGCGACCGGCCGAGACATTATGGAAATTTTGATAGAAAACCCGGACAAGAATTCCATGACGAGCTTCAAGCTCAAACTCCTGGATATTAACGAAGATATCCTAGAGTTTCCGGACATTCACATGAATGTCGTGACGACCATGCCGAGCATAGACTTTCAGCGGTTTGTCCGGGACATGTCCAACCTCGGGAACGATATGCAGATATGGCGCGACGGCCACGAGCTCGAGCTCAGCTGCAACGGCGACTTTGCCGACCAGAAGACGTTGATCAAGTATCCGGACCTTCCGACATGCGACAGGACCGGTGGGACATTCAGCCTCAAGTACATTAGCCTGTATACCAAGGCGACAAATATGTGCTCGAGTATTCAAATTATGCAGGACTCGGTCAACGAAGACATGCCGATAATATTTCGGTATACAATTGCAAATCTCGGAGAATTGAAATTCTTTTTAGCGCCAAAAATTACCGAATAAAGTAATTAGTATATAAGGAAACATGGAGGCCCGGTTTGATTCAAGAATGCAAGACTGCAAAACACAAGATGAGATGGCTGATTATCTCCTGTCGTGTTTTTCAATCATAGGGACTACACAACAGAAACTCTCGAGACCGAAACGAGTCACCGGGCTCTCGGGGTCGATGTCAAGGTGCGCAAAGGAACCCAGCGTAAGGAAATTTACACACGATACATGCATGAAATTGAGGGAGAAACTGACCCACGATTAACACAGAGACACAACAGACCATGTTCGGGGTGTGGAGCATTCTTTAGTAAGATTGTAGACGAGGCCGAGGCCGATGAGATATGTATAAATTGCGGAACGGCCGAGCGCTACCAAGAGGACGAGCTCGGGTTCAAGGAGGAACAAGAGACCGAGAAGCACATTATTTATTCTTACAAGCGTGAAAATCATTTCAACGAATGGATAAGTCAGTTTCAGGCCAAGGAGTCGACGAGTGTTCCGGAAGAATTATTGAATCAACTGAGATCAGAATTTAAGAAACAGAAGATTAAGGATGTCTCTGAAATTACTCACGAAAAGGTCCGAGGTCTTCTCAAGAAACTCGACAAGAACAAGTATTACGAACATGCACCCTACATAGCAACCATGCTGAGCGGGGTCCAACCGCCAACCATGCCCCAAGATCTCGAGGACAAGCTCAGGCTCATGTTTCACAAAATACAGGAACCGTTCGAGAAACATAAACCGACCAATCGAAAGAATTTTTTGAGCTACTCGTATGTCCTTTATAAACTGTGCGAACTGCTCGGCGAGGATGTGTACCTGCCGTGCTTTCCCCTCTTGAAATCCAAGGAAAAGCTCTATATCCAAGATACGATATGGAAAGGTATTTGCGGGGAATTAGAATGGGAATTTATCAAGACACAATAGCGGAGGGTCTCCAAGCTGCCCCGGGCGAGAAACTCCGTTTCTCGCTAACAATCAATCCGGTCGAGAGGCGGTTTTTGGCGCCAGAATTCCTCGTATTCGATAGGACCGACCCTGTCCGGGAAGTTGATGAGGATGCCGTGATCGAGACCCAAGAGGTCCATGTAGTTTCGGGTCTGAATTCGGTAAGA